AGTATTGGGTAAAGTAAAATATTTATCGGTAGTTACTGCACTACTATTATATACTGCATTACCAAATGTTTTAAATACAGCTATTTTTTCGTCAATATTTTCTACCCTATCAGCATAATTCATGTCAGTTTGCGGAACACGAATTTGTTGATTTAAATCTTCAAAATATTTTTCAAAGATTTCTAATTGAACCTGTGTTGCAACATTATTGAATTCATCAGGGGTCATATATCCCCTTTGCTCTTTGTTTAATATTGTCAACACTGTTTGATATACAGTGTTTACGTTTATAGCCATATTGATTTTTTATAATACAATAGCAGGCCGAATTAACGGCCTAACTATTATATATATTACACATTATCCTAATTTTTTTTGTATAGTTTTGTATAAATCAACACCTTCATCAGTTTTAAAATATGCGGCCATAGCTGAATAAGGATTTTCATCAAAAGGTACGTTCATTATTTTACGTCCTGTTTTCCCAATACTAAAAGATCTTTGGTCTTGAGAAAGTTTTATAATTCCTAGCTCTTCAGCATTTATTGCAACATTTCTTAATTGTACATTTTCATCGTTTGCTAATTCTAAAAACAATACGGGATTATCTTTAGCATATCTTAAAACATCTCTTCTAATTTCTTTAGAACTCATTTTAGTTACCTCTGAGCCTAAATCAACTCTTAATATAGCTTCAGCTAAATCAATTTCAATTTCTTTAGCTGCATTTAATGCTTCTATAATTAATTCCATTTCTGATAAATCATCCCCGGCAGACACTACTGGGTCAAACTCTTTATATTTTGTATTTTTTAAAGGGTGATATAATGAAAGTAATTTTTGTAAATTTTGTTGTTGTTTAGGAACAAATAATACGCCATTTCTAAATATAATATGCCCTAAAGTAGCTTCTCCTTTTTGTTCATCTACAAATGGAGACGACTGATTAGTTGCATATCTTAATTCTCTTTGTTGATTTGTTGTTTCATCAAACCATAATAATGGATATTTATATGTATGTCTTGATGATATAGTATAAGTTATTGGAGAATGTTCACCTAATAATAAATAGGTTCTATCTTTAATTTCCCAATTATTTTTTTTAACTATTGTTTTTGCTACAGGTTGTGAGTCAGGTTTTTTAACTGACTTTACTGCAGGCTTATTTTTTGCTGTTTTTTCCATGATAAAATAAAATTAAATAAATAAAAAAGACAATAGAGGGCAGCGTGCACCACCCTCTTTGCCTTAATAAAAAATTATGAAGATGTAAACAATACGAAGTTATTTGCACCTTGCACACACAAACATCTTTCAGATAGGAAGTGTACTACCATAGAGTCAATGTCTGTAGTGAATGCTCCACCAGCAGAACCTGTTATCCATGATTTCATACGTCTATCTTCAGTTTGTGAAGCTCTATACCTAACGTGTAAGAAAGGTCGTCTAATATTTGAGCCAAGAATTTGATCGTATACAGTTGAAGTACCAGCTGGAATTAAAACTCCATCAATGCTAGAAACTGCTACGCCACCTCTTGTAGAAGCGTCATTTAAATATTTCCAATCAGTTTTATAAAAATCGTAAGAACCTCTTCTAAATCCTGAAAAACCAAGATTTAAAGCCATTTCTTCTGAATTTTCAAATAAACCAAAAGCTGTTCCGCCTTGCATACCAGTAGAAATACTAGCAAGCATGTCGTCAATATCTAATGAAGTACCTCTATTCAAGAAAAGCATATTTTCTTCAATAGCTCCCTGAGTATCTAAGTTTTTAAGAATACTATCAAATTCGCCTAATCCAGCAGCAGCACTAAAATTATTTAGTACATTACCTCTTGAATTAATTGCAGCAAATAGACCTTCAGTACCTTTAATACTATCAGCTAATCCAGCAACCCCTGATCCAGTGGCTGTTTTTTCACCTTCTACTACAGACATTTCTAAATAGTCTTCAAATCTTAATCTTGTTTCAGATTCAGCTTTTAAATACCATAAGTAACCAGACGTTCCATCTTCTGTAGCTACTTCAATCCAACCAATTTGAGCCATATCTGAACCATTAATTTCGTATCTGTCTTTAATGATAATAGGGTTATTGTTAAATTGAGTTAGTATTGGAGTAATACTTTTAATGTCAGTATCGCCTGTTCCTTTTCTGTATTCAGAACCGTAAACAAATATTTTAAGACCTGCTAAAGTTGATCCAGAGCTACCAAGCGTAGAAGAAAGATCTGCGCCTGTGTAAGTTGCTACTGTAATTGTAGCCGTCGCACTACCTGCAGCTACTGTACCTACACTATTTGTTACTAATGCTTTAACCTCAACTCCTGTAGCAGGATTCATAACAACTAAAGTATCATTTTTAGAAATGTTATTATCTACAAAATTAGGCCCTAAAGTTGAATTTAAAGTAAATTCTAAATCAGTGTCGTTAGCAGCTTTAGTAACATCGTTATAAGCTACGTGTAATCTATTTTGTTCAGACCAAATTACCTGGTCAGAAGTCATAGGCATTTCAGCTCCTACCATACGTAAGAAACCTGAAAGAGTTCTATTTCCATATCGTTCTACTTCTTGTTCGTAGATCTCAGGAAGATATTGCTGTGCAAAATCAGAAAAGTCATCACCTGTACTATCAGTAAATTGGATATAGTTAGTTGATAAAACTTGCTGCTTAGCACTTGGTTTAATTGTCCCAAATTGGGGAGAAACATTTGCCATGTTGTTTAAGTTTTAAATTTTCTAGTTTTAATTTTAAGTTTTGAAGAGTCAAGCCCACTCACTGCTTTTACTTTTAAACCATTTACAAATACTTCACCTGAAGCAGTTTGCCGAGGCTCTGTAGTTATATTTTTAGTTTTAGCAATTTGTTCTTTAATCGCATCAGTTTTACCTTGCTCATAAAAATGATTTGCTATAGTATCCGCATTTCTTGCAGTATAAACAGCTTTATGATAACCTGCAGCATCTGCAATTTTACCTTCTTTGTTTAGAAACGTTCCAACAAAATCAGCCAAATCTTTTTGTGCAGAAGCTACTGAATTAGGGTCTTTTATACCATATCTAAATTTTTTTTCACCTACTTTAAAATCAAAACCTTTGAAATCATTAGTAAAAAGGTTATTAGTACGGTCAATAAAAACTTCCCTAATAGCTTGTTTATTTTGCTCTTCTTCTTTATATCGGTTAAAAAAGTCTAATGCTTTTTGTTGCTCACTATTAACTGAAGGCCTTAACTTAATTTCTTCATAATATTTGTTTTTAGTTTGCTCTAAAAAGTTTTTAGCTTTTGCAACTTCTTCTTTATATGCTATTTGTTTTTTTCTAATATCTTTTGGTTCATCAATTTCTTTATCAAAATTAAATTCATCCAAAAGTAAATTAACATCTTCGTAATCTAAATGCGGTTTTGTTTGTTTATAATATTCTCTAATTAAAGTATCATTATCTACATTACTATAATCCGTATTTAATCTAGCATAATCTTCTATAGAACCACCTGTTTCTTTCATAAACTCTATAAGTTTATTTATATTTTCAGGTAATTCTTCTTTTGCTTCGTTCTGTATTACCTCTTTTGGTTCTTGTTTCAGTTCAATTTTTTCTTCAGTAGTAGCATCTTTTTCTTTTTGATCTTTTTCTTCGATCAATTGTATAGGTGTTTCTACTTCTGTTTTGTCATCATCGTTATTATTTTCTCCGGCAGGTTCTTCAACTGTTTCTTTGTTGTCTTGCTCTCGAACTCCTTCGCTAGTTTTGGGTTCGTCGCGTACAGATACCTCATCTGTGCTTTGCTCCTGAATGGCATTTTCTTCTTCTTTTTTTGTTAAATCTACTTTAGTTACTTCTTTTTCCGTAACTAACTTTCGAGGGGCTTTCTTTTTAATTTTAAAAGATCCCTCTTGTTTTACTTCTGTTGACATAATTAAATAATATAAAATAAGTTAAAAATTATCTTGGTTCAAATTGCTCTAAACCAAATCCATCTAAATTATCAAATCCCGCGGATTCAAAATTTTTGGGTAATAAATCGTTTTTTCGTTGATCTATTAATTCTGATTGTTGCGTACCTTGAATTCTTATACGCTCATCTTTTCTATCTTCTATTTCTTTTTCTTTTAATGTTTCATTTTCCGCACGTGCTTGTGCTAACTGAATATTATAATTAAATTCTTCAGCCATTAATTGTTTTTTAATTAAAGCTTCTCGCTCCATTCTTTGAATTTCAAAATCTGATTTAGCTTGTTCTAATTGCAATTTAGTATCAGCTAAAGCTTGCTGTTTTTGAACCTCAGCTAATGCAGCCGCTTCCGAAGCTTTTGCATTTGCCTGCGCTTGAGCTTGAATATTAGCTTGAGTTTGGGCTTGCACTTCTTTAGCTTTTTCTTTTCTTTTAAGTTTTAATAATTGATTAGCTAATTTAATATTACTTATTTCTCTAATATCAATAGCATCTTCTAAATCTATTCCTCCTGCTTTTAAAGCTATTTGTATATTTTGTTCTAATTGTGCTTTTTCTTCTTCATCTGGCTCTAATTCTAAAAATATACCAAAATCATGCATACATATACTTTCAATTTCTTCCAATGTATTAACATTAAAAGTACTTATACTATTGATTAAAGCCTCTCTAGTTAATGGAAACTGTAATGCATCATTAATTCTTAAACTAATATTTTCAGCATTTCTAATAGTAATATACATTAAAGCCTTAAGTATATG